GGACACAATGTCAACATTATATCAGGTCCTACGGACATTCCTAGTGCTACCACTCCTGGAGCATTTCTCAACTTTGGTGGCACTAATATATACAAGGCTAGTCAGGTTGAACAGATGGGCCGTTTATTTTGTAGTGGATCCGTTCATCCTGGCGACCACTTTATTTTTACTGACGCTTGGCATCCGGGCGTTATAAACTTAAAGTACATGAGTGAGTTACTGAGCATTCCGGTGACGACACATGGCTTATGGCATGCTGGCAGTTATGACCCTCAAGATTTCTTAGGACGTCTTGTTGGTGATAAGCCTTGGGTTAGACACGCCGAGAAGAGTTTCTTCCATGCGTTTGATCATAACTACTTTGCTACTGATTTTCATATTACAATGTTTTATGCTAATCTGTTAAATGATTATCCTACAGAAAATCCTTGGTTTAGTGAGCATCTTGACGAAATATTAAACGGTGAAGAACCAAAATTTGTTCGCACAGGCTGGCCTATGGACTATATGGATAATACGCTCAACCTATACAAAGGTATGAAGAAGCGTGATCTTATTTTGTTTCCACATCGCATTGCTCCTGAGAAGCAAGTTGAAATTTTTAGAGATCTCAAAGAACAGTTACCGCAATACGAGTTTGTCGTTTGTCAAGATCAAGAACTTACTAAGAACGAATATCACAACTTACTAGGTGAAAGTAAGATTGTGTTTAGTGCAAGTTTGCAAGAAACGCTGGGCATCGGCTGTTATGAAGGTGCATTAGTAGATGCTGTTCCTATGGTGCCAGATCGTTTATCGTACAGTGAAATGTATTATGCAGGATTTAAATACCCCAATGAATGGACACAAGACTGGGATAGTTATCTGGCACATAGACAAGAACTATGTCACCATATTATAGTTACTATGACACACTATGAAAAGAGATTACCGCAGTTACGTAAACAAACACAAGATTTAACTGAAAGGTTTTTTTCATGTCAAACTCTATTGAGCAAATTGACCTAAATGAAGAATGGCCATTATATGATGATGGCCCTGTTACAATAGACGATCCAATGATTTGTTACAAAACATTTAATGAAGTAAGTTGGTTTAGATTAACAGAAATGATTGAACGGTGGCCTACTATGCGTAAAAGTTGGGAAGCATTTATCATTGATTACAACGTGTGTTTAGCACAAATACATTCAGAGGAAACACACGATGACATCCCTTTTTAATCAAATTTTAAATACACTGGACCGTGTTGGTCGCAAACGCATTGTAATGGATAGACAAGATAATGAACCTTACCTCGAACGTTACTACATTTTTCTTAAAGACAGAAAGCATTTCCCCTTTAATGTGTTCATTCACAAGTTTCTTAAGTCAGACCCCGATGATGTGCATGATCATCCATGGCCTTACGCTACTCTAATTTTAAAAGGTGGGTACTATGAATGGACTCCTGTATTCGATGGAGAAGGAAAGAAAATTGCAGAAACGTGTTTGTGGCGAGGTCCTGGACACTTTCGTATCTGTAGTGCTACTAGCTATCATCGTATCGAGCTCGATCCTAATATAACAGCGTGGACTATGTTTATGCCTGGACCACAAAAGAGAGAATGGGGTTTTCTCGTCAAGAATAAATGGGTGCATAACGACACATACTTAACCGAAAAAGCAAAACAATGAATAGTAAAGAAAAAGAAGTCATGGATATTCTGCAGGAAGAATGTGCAGAGGTAATCCAAGCAGTTAGTAAAATTAGCCGCTTTGGTATGGATAATCTAAAACCAGGCAAATCCAAAACTAACAGAGAGCACTTGGAAGAAGAACTAGGCGACCTGTGTGCAATGATTGATATTCTACAGGAACTAGACATTGTGAGCTGGGCTAACATTGACAAAGCCGCAGAGGCCAAGCGAGAAAAACTCAAGCAGTGGTCCAATATCTTTACTGATTAAACTTAGTAATTTGTTGATCTAATCCGTCTATACAAGATACCATAACACATCGTTGTGGATGTGCCGGCAATGCAAAATCGTGCTCCCATATATTACCAAACTGTGTAGTATTACAGTTACTTCCTCGTACCCATCCTGTATGAGAAATTGTTAGTCTCTCAATTCCTAGATTACACAATTGACCAGTATATGATGGACTAATATTCACTGCCTTTTCAAATCTTTCTGCAACTGTAATCACACGATCTTGCTTGCGTTCCTGTACTGATTCTTTTCCTAGCATAATACTAATCTGGTGATCATCATAAAAAAACATTCCAAAGGCTCGATCTGCTTCGTTGTATAAAACCGCCTTAGAAACAATAATATTAAATTCTGATTCAATAGCTAATGCTCGTGTTAAATCTTCTTCGAAATGATCCGGACGCATAGGAACGATCACTTTGATGTGTTTGTTAGCCTTATGGAAAGCCTGTATAATAAAACGAATAAGGTTAAGATTTTGCCAATAATGATAGGTTAGGTGCAATTGATCAATGTGTGGTTCTATTGCCCACCAATCTAACCAAAGTTTCCCACCGTTAGTAGTCAATTCAACATTGCCGCCACGCTCCTTACATAGCTTTAACATCATTGGAAAATCAAACATGTCTAACGGTTCGCCTCCTCCAAATGTCCAATTAATTTTTCTATCTAAAGAATCATAGTGATCGATTAACTTAGTAGTAACCGCCATATAGTCTAATATACCCTTAGGTATAGGGCCGCCTCGAAGTCTAGTAGGACAATAACTGCATTCCGATGTGCAGTGATCGTGAAGCATCCAATTAATGTTTGTTTTTAAATTGCTCATTTGGTACCTTATGTTGTTGACAAACCTAAATAAAAGTGTATAATATATTTAAGTATCTCCTAGGAACTAATAAATGAGCAAAATTAAAGTATCTGAATTATTCTATTCAATTCAAGGTGAAGGACGCTATATGGGTGTGCCTTCCGTTTTTCTACGTACATATGGCTGTAACTTTACCTGTCAAGGGTTTGGTATGCCCAGAGGTGAGATAAGTCACGAAGCAACAGATATTGCGGCTACTCATACAATGATTATCCCTTTTACAGAGTATAAAGCATTGCCACTAGTATCAACTGGTTGTGATAGTTACGCCAGTTGGCACCCTGCTTTTAAAGATCTAAGTCCAATGATTGAAGTTGATGGACTAGCCAAAGCAATTGTAGAAACATTGCCGTTTGGAGAATGGAGAGATGAGCACCTAGTTATTACAGGTGGTGAACCGTTACTAGGTTGGCAAAAGGCCTATCCCGACTTGTTGAATCAACCTTGCATGAAGAGTCTGAAAGAGATTACTTTTGAAACTAACGGTACAATGCGATTGACTGAAAAGTTTAAAGAATACCTAAAAGACTGGACGTTTGGCAGTGATGAGAGAGAAATTACATTTAGTGTAAGTGCTAAACTTCCAGCTAGCGGCGAGCCTTGGAAAGATGCTATTAAACCTAAGGTAGTTGTCGACTATGAAAATTACGGTACGGCATATTTGAAGTTTGTTGTAGCAACAGAACAAGACATTGAAGATGCACTAAAGGCTACAGAAGAATTTCGAGCTGAAGGATTTGAAGGGCATGTATACTTAATGCCAGTTGGCGGAGTAGAGTCCGTTTACGCTTTGAATAATAAAACAGTGGCAATTGCCGCAATGAAGAATGGATTGCGATATAGTGATAGATTGCAGGTACCGTTATTTAAAAATGAGTGGGGCACTTGATATGAAAAACTTTATTAAAAAATTATTTAGAATTAAGGAAGAAGTATCTATCAAAAGTCCAAAGATAGAACTTTCTCTTAAAGAACAAGCTACTGCTAACAAAGAACCTTGGGTAGCTGTATTAGATACACACGTTAACAAAGACAATATCCGCAATGGGTTCTTCGAACTTGACTGGAATGAATACTTTGTGTTACAATTGAGAGAAGCAGGATACAAAGGCGATAGTGAAGAAGCTATTGTTGATTCTTGGTTTAGCGAACTCTGCAGAAATGTAGGAAATGAATCCGGTGTTAATATGGATCAGCGAACAGCAGGTTATATTAACGTAAATAATTTAGGTAACGGAAAAACTGAGGTTTCTTAATGAACAAAACATACATTCACGTTGACACAGCTAATACATTTTTTCGAGCAAGGCATGTGGTGCGTGGAAGCCTTGAAGATAAAGTAGGTATGAGTCTAGCTACTGTGCTAGGCAGCGTCCGCAAGGCGTGGAAAGACTTTAAAGGCGATCATGTTATTTTCCACCTCGAGGGGCGTAGCTGGCGTAAGGATTACTATGCTCCTTACAAGCGTCAGCGTACGGAAGCTCGTGCGGCACAAAGTCCACGTGAGGCAGAAGAAGATCGAATCTTTTGGGAAACATTTGACGAGTTTAAAGACTTCGTTACTAACAAGACTAACTGCACAGTATTGCAAAATCCTCAGTTAGAAGCAGATGATCTTATTGCAGGATTTATACAAACACATCCAAAAGATAGTCATGTGATTATCAGCACAGATGGAGACTTCGCACAATTAATTGCACCCAATGTGAAACAATATAACGGAGTAATGCAAATTACAACCACACACGAAGGATACTTTGATGAAAAGGGTAAGCCTGTTAAAGATAAGAAAACTGCTGAAGTCAAGGCCGCTCCAAATCCAGGATGGCTACTATTTGAGAAGTGTATGCGTGGCGACACCTCCGACAACATCTTCTCTGCATATCCGGGAGTACGTGAGAAGGGGACAAAGAATAAGGTTGGTCTCCGTGAGGCCTTTGCTGATAGAGAATCCAAA